GTTGTTTGTTTCCAGCGTGTTGCTCTCGATCACCAGCAGCGCATGGTTGTAGTATTCGGCTATTTGCGCCGCCTTCCATGCCAGCCGGTCCATCTCGATATGTCCGCGCCATTGCGCCACTATTGAAGGGTTGTCTCCGTCCATCATATACAGCCTGTCGAACACCGCTATCACCGCGTAGTCCGCTTTGGCCGACATGCCCTTGCACACATCGACGACTACCAGGTAACGGTCCAATACCTTTTCCTGTTCGTCGTCCGGCTCCACATCCTGCCAAACCCAAAGCAGTCCGTTTTCCTGTTTTCTTATTCTCAGGTTATCGAGGCATCCTTCGCCGGCATCCCACGCGCCATAAATGTCACCGATAATCTTTGGCGGTTTGCAGTTGTTCCGCAACCTTTCCACATCTTCGTCGTCAAAGACCTTGCGCCCAGAGAAGGTAAATGCTTCTATGTCGTCGGTAGGGCACTCGCTTGCCATCGACGCATGACTGGTGTGCTTTCGACGCTCGATAATATACCAGTTTATCCCTTCCAGTGTCGCGCCGCGTTGCCACAGTCTCCACAGGTATGTACCAGGTTCTTCTCGGTCGTTTTCAACCGTTTCCCGGTTGCGGTTGTCGTACAGCCATTTTGCAAATTCCGCAAGCTGTGTTTCGTTATCAAATGGTTCGCTGTTCCATGGTATCTCATACCAGGCAATGAACAGCGCCGTAAAGTTTGAGTCTCCGTTTTTGGCAGCCATCCATTCCTTGTGAAAGAAATTGCCTGACCCTTTTGCGGTGCTTTCATATACGATCATTGTACCGGCCTTGTTGAGCACACCGGAGCATGCGGACTGTACAATTTCTTCTGGTGTCTTGCCTTCGGTCTTCTTAAACAGGCCAACCTCGGTCAAGTGCACAAGGTTGTAGTCACCGCCGCGTGCGCTGTCCGGTGTCTCGGCAGACCCTATCTTTATCTTGAAATTGCGTTGCGGAACACGTTTGATGTTTGTTGAGCCTTCTACGCCTACAATCTTGGGCTCGTTGTTGTCATATTCCTGCCCCATTTCGTGCAGCATCTCCACCGGGTAGTGCCGGATAAGCCGGTTAAACATATCCTTCACCTCGATAGAAGACGCGTTCTGGTGTCCGACGATAAGCGAGTTAAGTCCGCGCATGTGCATTAGCTGCAGCCATGCCATGTAAATCTGCGTCGCCGTCGATCCGCCCCACTGGCGTGCCTTCAACAAAACAAGGCGTATCGGTTGCCCGGCCAGGCGCATCTTCTCAAAAGCGTTGATGAGTTTGCGCTGAGGTAGTGATAGCTTGAAATTGATGTCGTCGCCGCCGCCCTTTGGTTTGATGTACACCAGCGTGTAGGCCCAGAACGGGAAGTCATGCTCATCGCGGGTTCGCAGAAAGCGTTTTACTACCGTCTCATACAAGTCTGAGTCTTGCCATACATCGACTGTCTTAAACTCTTTCTCGATAAACTTTTTCACTGTACCCGCCTTTACAAGTTTCTTGACCAGCGGAACATCCAACATGTCTTCAGGCAGCCACTGTACCGGCAAAGGGAAGTCCTTTATCGTCACCTTGACGCGGTTGCCGATAGATCCTTCACCGGTGATGGGGTTGAACTTGGCGTTGTTGGCCCTGTTGCGGTTGTTGTTCTCGTCTAATATTGTAGCGATGGCATCGCTACATACTGGACTGGGTTGCTGCTTTACTTTCTTCCCTTCCATGGCGCGTGGATGATGAGCCCGGCCCAAAGGCCGACAACAAAACAATAGACGTGCACCCATGCGGCCACGTTAGGAAACATAAATCCGAGAACAAGAAACAGATTGATCCAGCCTAATAGCAACACCTTTCGCCTGACGACAGGTACAACCAGGCCCATTAATGCGAAGCATGCGCCCGACATGCCGACTACTGGAGTTGTTGACAGCAGGCATGTTGGGACTGTAACAGATAGAACGAATGCCAGGGCGAGTTTCCACCAGGGCAGGTCGTAGAGAAATATCAGGGATATCAGGCACCAGGCGTTGCAGAAAGCGTGCAGCAGGTTGACATGGAAGATCGGGTAGGAAATCCTGGAAAGCAGGGAACAACCGACGTGGATGCCGCTGCCGTCGAAAGGCGACAACACCAGTGCCGCAGTTGCTATTGCCAGCGCTGCCCACTTTGTCCCTGTGTTGATGTAAATGTTCATCTTTTTCTTTTCCCCTGGTTGCGTTGTTTCTTGCGGATTTTTGAAACGATCACCTTAGCGGATCCTGGCGTAAGGTAAAACTCTGGTGCCGGCTGTTGTACAACATGCTCGGCGATTTGCAAAAGCGTGAGTTGAGGGTAATTCTTTTTCAGCTTCATGGCTCTTCGGTATATTTCCTTGAACATCTTGCGCTTTAACGGTCGCATATCTTTCAAGTCGTCACCGTTGAGTAACCTGGAAATGACTATTGCTGCGCGCCGTTCACTCACCCAGAAGCGTGCCGATGGTTTCTTGACGACAGCATTAAAGACATCAGGCAGGTAGATATGTTTCCTGCCGGATATTTCTTCGTTATATGCCCGCATGAGGTCCTTGTTCCGCTCATGCTCAAACTGACATGTGCTGCCGAAATTTTTCATACTTACAAATTTACCACAGTCAGTTAATAGATAAAAACGAGTTACGGAAATGACAGGTTAAATTTGCGGTTAGAAAGTTAATCAGTAAACTACAACAGAAATGGCAGAACCTAATAATCAAGAAGTTAAGAGTAGGCGCGACGCATTGCGCGAGCGCATGCTTGCGCGCAACCCGGAGCTTAACGTCGAAGATCCCGAAGCTATGTCGGGCGATATTTCCGACTATCTCGACGAGCTCGACGGACAGATCGGCGAATACCGCGGCCGCGAGGAGAAGCTTACCAATATGATGAACTCCGACCCGCGCAGTGCCCATTTCCTGTCGGGCTGGGCCAATGGCGATGATCCTGTCATGCTCCTGGTACGCATGTTCGGCGAGGACATCCGCACTATCCTTGACGATCCCGACAGCGAAGCCAGCCAGGAACTTGCCAGGCGTGAAGCAGAAGGCCAGGCCAACAGCGCCGCGGCCGACGAGAACATCGAGAAGACCAAGGCAATCCTGGCCAAGTGGAAAGAAGCCAACGGTCTGAGTGATGATGAAGCCAACGAAGTCATTGACAGGATGCAGACCGTCCTTGAAAACGCGCAAAACGGTATCGTTGATGAAGAAACCTTTGACCTTTTCCGCAAGGGTTTGCGTCATGATGAAGACGTAGAGGTGGCCGCTCAGGACGCCGAGGTCAAGGGCCGTAACGCGAAGATCGACGAGAAGCTGCGCAAGCGTAGTTCCGGCGACGGCACCGCCTCCCTGGACGGCAAGAACGGACGCGCCAGCAGACCTGCCGGTCCCGACTTGGGTGCTCTTGGCCGCATGGGTGGTAATGATGATATTTACTCACGCGGTGGTGAGAAGCGCACAAGGCGCGGTTAACGATGCGGGTTGATAGCCGGCGCTACTTGAACAGAACAATTTACACAATATTAACAATTTAATGTTTTCATAGAAGATGAAGAAGTTTTTTAGATTTATGCTTAGCTTGTTGCTTATGGTGGCAACTGTTGCCACCGGAGCATCAGCAAATGTAATGATGGCCGCTGCCGGTGATCTTCCTGATGCAGGCAAGACCAGGGGCGGTGAAGGTGGCACCGAAGGTGTTACAGCAGCCAATAGCACCACGAACCGTGTTGATGTTGACCCTGCCGGTATCGCAACTGAGACCACAGGCCGACAGCTGGAGCCGGATTTATACACCAAGGACATCGACCAGCGTATCACCAAGATCCGCCCGATGGCGACGCCTGTTGACCAGATTTCACGTTATGCGAAAGCTCAGCCCTGCGACAGCTTTGAGGTGAAGTATTACAGTGTTGGCACCCGTCCCATCAAGACCACACTCACCGCCAACGTAACTGCCATGACCGGCTCGAATACCAGCGTTGCTATTTCGGTGGCCGATCCCAACCTGTTCACGTTGGACGACACCATCCGCGTCGTCGGCAAGAAGGCCATCACCAAGGCTGACGGCACCGCCTACACCCAGAACGACACCAATGTACCTGACCTTGTACTGTGCGTGTGCGGTCGTGACAGCAGTGGAAACCCCCTTGTTTATGCAGTAAATGGTACCGCCAACAGCGCCGGCCAGACTATTCTTGTGCCTGCCATCACTGCTGCCGATGTTACCCTGGTGCGCATGGGTAAGGCATGCGGCGAGCTCGATGTACAGACCGGTCGTTTCAATAATGTCCCCTCGGCAGAAATCCAATTCTGCCAGAACTTCATGATCCAAATTGAGCAGTCAACCTTTGACAAGATCGCTGCCAAGGAGGTTGATTGGGGCTTCAGTGATCTGGAAGAAGACGGTATCTATGACATGCGTCTTGCCCAGGAGAATACTTACTTGTGGGGCGTTAAGCGCAAAATCAATCATGTTTCAAAGGATGGCATGGCAACCTGGTTTACAGGTGGCATCTGGTGGATGGCCGGCCAGGACATCACCGTTGGCCACTGGGATGCTACAGCGGGCAAGGCCGTCATCAGCGATAATGATCTGGTTGACATCGCCAAGGACCTGTTCGTAGGCACCGGTATCGGCAACAAGCGTAAGATCTTGTTCTGCGGCAGCGAAATGCTTGCGGCCTTCTCAAAGATTGAGAGCGACAAGTTCCGTCTGAAAGACACCGTGGAAATTTGGAACCTCAAGTTTAAGTCGTGGGATACCGACTTTGGCGAGATCTTGACCATCCACCACGAGCTGTTCAACGAGAACGGCATGAGTGACTGCGGCTTCGCGCTGGATCCCGAATATCTTACCAAGAAGACCCACGTCAGCTGGTCTCGTAACGTGCTTGACCTGAAGAAGGCCGGTGTGCGCAACACCGACGCCGTAGTTCTTCAAGAGGTTGCCTGTCTTTATCTGCGCTATGCGAAGGCTCACGCCCGCATGCAGTTAGCACAGGCCCCCGTTAGCCAAGGCAGCGGCAATTAAACCGGCATTTCAATGATCTCATAATTTGCAGGGCGGGCCTCAAACGCCCGTCCTGCTTCATTAAAAAGCAGGACACAATGAAAAAGAAATATTCGTCAAAATCCCGCGTCGTTATTAACATCATCATGGACAATGGGCAGAATGTGCATCTGCCATTTGAACCGTTGACTGGCGGAGGTAGCTACTACACCACAGACAATGAAGAAATGCAGCGAGCCATCGAGTGCAACGCCAACTACGGAAAGACGTTTGTTGGTGAAGAAGTCCACGATGAGCCTGCCCCAACAACGGTTGTTGAAGATCATGCCGATGCGGCATTAAAGCCTGTAAAAGTGTCGAGCATTGAGGACGCCAAGGACTACCTGGCTGAACACTTCAGTTACAGCCGTACAAAGTTGCGCTCCAGGGCTGCTATCATTGCCGCAGGTGAGGAACACGGGATTGAGTTCATCTGGGATTAATACCGGCTATCGCCGGCAATACTAAACACCACGGCATGAAACCATATCCTTTACATAGCACCACGGAAGAGGTGGGCCTTATCGAACAGGTGAAGGTGGCCATCGACGAGAACGTAAGCAGTGCGCCGCTGGCCGCGCTTGGCGACGTGGATACCTTGACGCTTGACCAGATCATCGAGAGCAAGGTGGCCGATGCGGCCAGGCTTGTGGAGAGCGAGGCTGCGCATCACCTGCTGGACAACGGCAAGGCGTTTGGCGCGTCGGTGATATGGGAGAGCCAGGCGGGTTATGGCGCGGGCAGGGTTAACCTGCCTAACGATTTCTTGCGTCTGGTGACGTTCAGGAT